TTGTCCTTCAATGTAAACTTGTACCTTTCTATTCATTACACTACTGAGTTAATTGTGTCGTAAGCGTATTCAAAGTCTAGTTGGTAGTTAATCATATGTGTGTTGATGCTTTTGAAAAGCTCTGTTGATTTCGTGTTTATCTTCACAGGTGATTTGTCTAGTAAGATTCTTTCGCTTAACATCAGTTGTTTAATGACTTCAGAATAGCTTTCGTTTACCCAATCCGTGTTTACCTTGACTTGTTCTTTTGCGTTTGTGTTAAATACTTTTCTTTGACCTTCCTGAATATCGTAACTAGGATAAGTTGCAGGCATTAAATTGTACTCCGTGTTTTCAACGTTGATTGCTCGGTTACTTGCTTTAAAGAACCACTCAGTTTGCCAAGCACCGTATTTGTTTACAAAGTCGCATCTAATCGGTGTGTATTTACATTCTGCTTTTGGTTGGAAGGTTGCAGTCCATACCGTGCTTCCTGCATTTATGATTTCTACCTTGTTTCCTGCACTTAAATACGTTGAGTATACTCTAGGGTAGTCTTGTACGTTTAATGCTCCTAGAGACGAAGTATTGTTAGCTCCTGTAACTAGGTTCGTGTATTTGATTGTATCTCCTGAAATGTTTTCGATTGTCAAATGTCCGTAGTTTCCTGATCCGTCAAGATAGTAGTTGTACGTTCCTGCATCTAAATGGATTCTAGATAAATTAGGATTTGCTCCGTCCGTGTAATTTCCGTACCCTTCGTAAGCTCTGTAAGTTAATGTTGATCCAAATTGAACGAATCCACCTGTAGTTTTCTTGAATGTCTTGATTCCTATCCAGCACCATTGAGCAGAAGGAGTAGGTGCGTTACTTGTCGTGATTGCTTGTAATGCGTTGTGATTGATAAACTCCCTGATGTAAGGAGATAAGTCGTAGTAAGTCGCAGGTGAACTTGACGAAGGTATTTGTTTGCTTAGTGTGTAAGCAGGTGATGCAGGCATTGGAGTCGTGTTTCCATTCCAAAGAAAGATCTGGATCATTGAAGCAGTTTGTCCTGTTTCGTTGATTGTTAGAATGTAAGGTGAACGTGCGAAAATTGCCATCTATTTTTGTGTTAAATATATTGAATCGTTAAATAATTTTATTGCGTCTATTCCGAATGCGTCTACCAAATCTTGTGGTAATTTCTTGTATGCTTTCTCAAATGGTTTCGTAAAGAACAAGCTAGGTTTGATTCCGTTTTTCTGTATGAACCTAGACAAAGCAAATTTAATTCCTGTCCTACTTGCGAACTTTCCGCTTTTAGTTCTAGGTGACAATCCTTTTCTTACAACCCATTTGTCAAATGCCCTAGGAGGTGGAGCATTCTTGTTACCTTTTTTGTATTTAAACGGAGTATTGTATTTCTTCTCAGTACCTGAAACTCCCTTATCTTGATAGATTCCGTACTCCTCCATTGAGAACTCCATTTCAAAAGAGTTAGGATTCGCTTTAACACGTCCTTCAATTGAATCGTAAAGTTTACCTCCGTCTTTTCCTAGCTTACGCAAGTTCTTCTGCGATTCTCTGATGACAAAGTTTTTAAACCTATCTAATTCCTTTTGAAGTTCACTCTGCTTCATCCTTTGGTTTACTAGCTTCGTTTAAGATATTCAAGATTGGAACTCCGAACTTCATCGGTAACTCACTTAAGATTGCTTCTAATTGCTTTACTTGTTCTTCTGATAGTGTTAACATAGTCCGTGTTTTAGATGATTACTACTCCGATTGCTTCAGCAACGTACTCGTTCACGACTGAATTATCAGTACCCCAAGTTAAGAATTGTTCCTCAGTTAGCGTGTAATTGTCTTCGCTTAACATCTTACCTTCTTCGGTTAGTAATTGCCAATACGTTGTGCAAGTCGTTGCAGTCGTTTCAAAGTTCAATACAAGTACGCTTAATCGTGTCGCAGTACCTTCGTTAAGTGGGTATACGATTGGTTGAATCGCTACTCCGTTTGTTTGTGTTTCCATTATTTATGTTTAAAGTTTATGCTAATAAGATTTTTCTTGCTACTCCGTTTATAATTACGTTCCATACTTGCGTTGATACGTTGACTTCAGTTGTTACACTTCCTGCGTTTATTCCCGAACTACCCACCACAAATTGATTGTTTGCAGTTGCCGTTGCATTACGTCCAAGAATTACACTACCCGTAAAATTACCACTACTAGTATCAACCCCAATTGCAGTATTGCTTGAGCCCGTTGTATTTGATAACAAAGAACTATAACCTAAAGCAGTGTTATAATTACCCGTTGTATTAGAAAGAAGTGCCCTTCCTCCGATTGCAGTTATACCATCCCCGCTTGTATTATTCAAAGCTGAAGTGTGTCCAATAGCCGTAATTGAACCTGCCGTATTTTTATTTCCTGCTTGATAACCGATATATGTTGAACCACCTGCAGTTGCCGTTGCATCACCTGCTTGAAATCCTAATGTTGTATTTGTAGCAATTTGTCCTCCACCTAGTCCGATTGTCAGCGTGTTAACCCTCGCAGTCCCATTCACATCAAGCTTATATCCCGCGTCAGTTGTTGTGTTGATTAGGACGTTACCTGTCTTAGCAATACGCATATTTTCTACAGAAGCAGTTCCATTGTGCGTATAAAAAGCCATAGCCCCTGATGGTGTAGCATTAGCACCTTTAATTACTCGAATTTTACCTACTTCACCATATCCTGATTGAAATATAGCATCAATGTTGGTGATTGCACTTGTTGGATTCCCTAATGTTAAATGATTTGATGCTGCCCAAATAGACACTTGGATGTTGCTTAAGCCATTAGATTTTCCAAAAGAAGCCGCAGATGTTGTTAATCTAAAGTGGTCTTGTCCATTTGCATAGAATGCATATTCCAATAAACTTGAGTTTAATTTTGCCTCTATATAGCCCGTTGATATACTATTTCTTTGAAAATCAAATTTTGCTAATAAATCTGCTGAACCAACTGCTGACCTATTTACAATTATATTTGCGCCCGTCGTTGAGGTAGTTCCTAATGATAGGTCATTAACCACCCTCGCAGTACCATTAACGTCAAGCTTGAATCCTGCGTCTGTGGTGGTGTTGATGAGGAAATTTCCCGTTGTCGTTGCGAACCTTGCTCTTTCCGTACTTGATGCACCCGTTTCAAATGCCAAAACATTTAAAGCGTTTACAAATAGATTTCCACCTCTTGAAACTAAAGCAACTGAACTAGGTGCTAACGATAAATAACTATTTGAATTTTGACTAATTAAAGTAATATTTGAGGTACTTGATATTGGAGTAATTGTAGTAGCTCCACCCGTGGTCGCTATGTTAACTCCGAATGTTGTGCTTCCCGATTGTGTGATTCTAACATTTCCATTTACTTCTAAAGGCACACTAGGCGTACTCGTTCCTATCCCTAACCTTCCATTCGTATTATCCCAAAACAAGTTAGCTGATTCTTGCACTACATTTCCCGTACCTTCAAACAATACACGTCCAATAGTACCCGATGTGATTGCAGTCGTACCGATTGTGATTCCCGTAGATATCGTGAATGTTCTATCTGCGGATAGGTCTTGTGTAGTTCCGTTTATTGTTAGGGTGCGAGTCGTTGGGACTTTACCACTCAATGCAGTATTCAAGTCCGTTTGTGCGGATAGCGTTCCTGTGATAGTTCCCCACGCAGTTGCTTGACTTGCTGAAATCTCAACGTATGCTGAACCTGTCCAACGATATGTCTTGTTAGTGTCCTCTGCTATGAAGATTGTTTTTAGCGTACCTGTTGCAGGAAACGCTGCTAGGTTTGCGTAGTTCTTTACCTGTGATGGAATGTTAATGTCTATTGCCATACTAAATTTATAAGTTGATTGCTTAAAGTTGCAAATGTTGATGTCGCTACTTGTGTTCCGTCTATTTGTAGATTCAATGTCGTGTCAGGTAACGTAAGAGTTTCTCCACTCTGAATAGTTGCTGAGTAACTTCCGTTCGTGTTTACAACGTATGAAGGTGAGCAGTAAGGAGCATAGCTTCCTGTGTCGCAAATCGTCATGTCATTAGGAACAGTAACATCGAATGTCATCGTCCAACCTGCAAGTAAGTTCTCGAATCTTTCTGTAAATGGTTCTAACGTAGGGTCTGTTTCTACTACGAATTGCTGATCCCAAAGATTACCGTGAAGCATTTGTTGGTAACATCTATTTAAGACGTGATGCTGAGTATTTAATACATCTAGTTCATTATCACGGTCTTCAAAGTTATTAAGTGGTTCTGCTTTTGATACGTCTACAATATCCATAGCAATCACTGAAACATTAAACGTCTGCGTGTTATCTGATAACGTAGAACTGTTTACCATTATGTGCGTTAACGGAAAGATAGTTTGTTTGTTAAGATCAACCTGAAAGATGTCTCCTTGCGTTACCGTGTTGACAATCTCATCGTTATCAAAGTGCCACTTAAGTTTGTCTAGTATGTCGTAGAATCCTGTCATCGTTTTAAATTGCGTTCAAATTGTCTTCTTTCAATGTCTGTTTTTTGCTTTTCAAAGACGAGATAGGTGAGACATTTAGTAAGTTTGTAATTGGTAACTTCATCGAATCTTGTAATGTCTCCTTGAGCGATTGCATATATTGATTGATACCATCCCCATCGTTTTGCAAATTGAGTTGTTTCTGAAAAGTCGTTGTAAGCTTCGTGTTCTTCTTCATCTCGTTCTCCAAATAATTCAGGGTAGCCGTTAGTAACTCGCTTCCTAAACTCCAAAAAAAAACACTACTTGCTATAACTATGTCCAAAGGTGCAAACTTCATTAACTCCTGAAAGTCTTTGTTTGGCTCATAGGGTAAAACATCATATTTATCTTTCCGTGTTTTGATAATTGGTCGGTACATAACTGCCATTGCTTTGTGATATGTTTCCCAAGTTGTAAGATGCGATTCTAGATCAACGTATTCTCCAAAACTTATCTGCTCTAATTCTGGAATGAATCCAAATTCAATCTCTCCTTCTTCTGATGTAATTTTAAACCTATTTTGAAACTTAGGTTTCTCAGAAAACAACTGTGTGAAGTGCGCTATTAGCTCATTTAAGCTCGTTAGCTTCATTTTAACTACGTCCTTGAGAGTTATGCCACAAAAGATTTCAATCATCTTCTGAGCGACAAATTCCTCATCGTTGGAATCTGCCTGAACTTTTAGGAAGTCTTGGTAATGTTTAAGTGGTATTTCACTTAGGCTTGAAGGTACGTTAATTTCTAACTTCATAATTTTAAAACGATTTAATTTTTGTTTTGTTGCACTAGGATAATGTCATAGGCTGCAGTCAGCATTTGGAAGTGTCTGCGTATCATCATTACGTCATCGAATACTATTGTAATTCGTTTTCCTGTACGCTGATAGATGTAGTCCTCAACTACTCTTTTCATCATTGGAAGATCATCTGATGTTGTATTGTCCATAGTTCTTTTTTAAACCTAGTGTTTCCATCTCGTGATATCTCAATGCGTCAATAGCGTGATTGTAATGGTCAATAGGTACGTTTGTTTTCTCTCCGTCTTTCTTTACGCTCCAACAATAACTTCTAAGTTCTTTGATTAGGTTTGTACTCGCACTGGTAACTAAGTATTCTTGTCGTTGCATTACGTCAATTCCAAACTTGATTGAGTCAACTCCCTTGGTTACTCCTTTAATCATCTTACCGAATCTACGAATCTCCTCTATTGATTTAGGCTCTGAGCTATCAGCGTAAATAGTAACGTGGTTAGGCAGGATCTTAGCAATGTCTGAGTTTACCATTCCTGTACGGTAACATATCTCATTGATTATTCTTTGTCCGTTGTAATTGTATATTTCGATTGCTGAGGTAGGATCGTTCGTGTATCCAAAGTCAAGTCCTATTCCTATCAACTTGGCATCGCTTGGTATCGTGTCAATCGTTTTCCAATTGTTAAAGATTACTCCTTCTAAACTACCTATCTCTCCTAGTCCGTAAACACGCCACCAATTAGCCCAGTAAGATGACGTTGATGCTTTCTCACGGTTCTTTTCTATTTGACTTACGATTGATTCGTCTAATGCTTCGTTGTCTTTGTAAGTTAAGATAATAAAGTCTGAGTCAGGTTCGTCTTTTAGTTCCTTGTGTACCCAGAATTCATTTGCAGGATTGAAGTCTAAGAACACTTCTCGCTTAGTTCTTATTGATAATTCGTTATAACTTTCAAAGCTTACGTTATTACATTCGTTTATGTATAAGATGTCTCTTCTTGCTCCTCTGAGTTTAGATGCGTCATCAGCTGAGAAGAACTCTATTACACTTCCATTGCCAAACTCGTAACGTAATAACGTCTTGTTAAACCTGTCATCGTTGTAGCGTCCTGTCCACCTCATCACTTTGATAAAGTCCTTTAAAGCTCCCCTTCTTAAATGAGGGATGGATTCAGCTACAACAGAAACTTCTAGGTTTGGCTCTTTAGCACACTTGTCTATTAACACAGGTAGTATTCCGAATGTCTTTCCTGCAGATGTTCCTCCTTGAATTATCTTAATTCGTTTTTTCAACGAAAGAATCTTATTAATCGCAGTCGTTCTTTTAAACATACTTACTCCTCAGGGAACAATGGTTGCTCTGTTATAATCGTGCTTTCAACTTTCTCAGTTAAGCCGTTGAGACGTTGTGTAATCGATGGATTGTACTGTCCTACCATACCTCCCTCGATTTGGTCTTGACGTATTGCTTTTCGTATACGCGTACAGATGGAGGTAAATTCGTTGTATCTTTTATCTTTGTTTCTAAAATAATCTTCAACGCATCCTACTTGGTCAAAGCAAAACAATTCAAATCCTTCTAATGTTAGAGGTCTTTCTAGTGGCTCTGCTCTCTCTTCAAATTCCTTTCCTCCGAATACGCTTTTGATTCTTGGATTAGCTTTTACGTCTGCTTTGTATTTGTCGAATAGTTCGCTTAGTTGTTCTGGTGAATCTAGGTTTCTTGGTCTTCCTACTTTTGCCATTTCTTATTTCGTTTTTTGGTTCTTTTTAAAGTGGTCTAAAAATTCATTCTCGCTTATCTCTTCTACGCACATTAATCCATCTGCATCTGTTAAGTAAACTACGTAGTGACATCCTTGCTTTGTTAGAAGGTCTGTTACTGCATTGGCAGCTTCGAGCATTTGGTTTCCGTGGTCGATAAGATAGTATTTCATTACTCAGCGTATTCGTTAAATACCTTTTGCATTTTATCGATAATTTCTAACCAACAAGTAGCACAAGAAGTAGGCTCTCTGCTGATTCCAAAGATACGATTGTAAATCTTTAAGATTGCATCCTGCTCACTTGGTTTTAAAGTTTGTTTGTTTAATACCTGTGATTCTGTTAAGTAAGTGTGTTCGTCTTCCGTTAGGCACTTGGGAGTTCTGTAAGGAAACAATGCATTTAGCTTTTCTTTACGTTCTTCGCAATTGCAATCATCACCCATTATCCATTTGGCAACTTTAGCCACCCCTGTAGCCTCTAATACATTCTCAACAGTGTCACCTAGACCTGTAGCTTTTTTTCTTGGTGTTCGTTTTTCCATTGTTTATTTTTTAAAGTGTTCTTTACTTAATTCAGCTAAATCATTTCTTAGAACTTTTACTTCGTTTTTTAGCTCAAAGTTTTCATTCCAAAGTTCTTTTATCTTTTGGTCTTTTCTTTCAATTTCTTCTTTTTTTTGACCGATAAATGTATTTAATACTTTTAAAACGTGCTTCATAATTATTTTATTAGTTCAAAATCTTTATTCAAATAATCGCTGTAATCTTCTCCTACTGCTTCCTGTAGTCTTTTCTTACATCTCTTTAACGTATGGAAGATAGAAGTGTAGTGTATGTTAGTTGCTTCTGCTATTTCTCGCATTGATAGCTCCGTTTTTCTGTACAAGTCAAATAACATCTTATCGTAGTGATGCCAATTCTTTGTTTCTTCTTCTATCAGTTCGTCTATTCTGTTTATTGCTTGTTGGCTTTCTATTGAGTCCTCGCTGCTTAAACTATAAATTAAATCTAAACTTACCTTATCGTGTTTCTGTAGTCTTAAATGGTCAATGTGAACGCTTCTTAATACTAACCACATCATACTCCTGTTAATCGTTGTCGTAACTATCTTGTCTATATGATTTAAACGAAGAATCTTTAAATATGTTTCTTGCACGATATCATCAGCAAAAAAGTATTCACCAAAGCTATTGACTACCTTGACCCAATCTTTGTGATGCTTAGTTAATAATGTGAGCTTGTCCATTGATTAATTTCTAATCAAACTTACGATGAAAATCTAATCACGTTGCCAAAAAGTTTTCAACAATAAAAAAGCCACCTGTTAAAGTGGCTCTAAATCGTTTAAGTAGATTTCTCTGCTGACGTAATTGTCTAGCTTGACTACTGTACATAATGTAACGTCTTTTCCCTGCAGGAACTTGTCAATTTGGTATTGGTGGAATCTTCCTGTGTTTGACTTTATCTCTTGCACAATTTGGTTTCGTGTTTTGGTACGAAGCAACATCTCTAATTGCTTTCGCAATCCTCCCTCGTCAACGTACATTAGAACGGTAAGTCGGAATCATCCATTGCATCACTTACTGGTCTTCTTTCCATTGTCTCAGGTGCAACGTAAGGCTCTGAGAATGCTGCAGAAAAGAATGATCCTGCTTTACCTTGCTTAACCCATAACGCAACTTCCATTTCTTTACCATTTACGTTTACCTTTCCTTTGTAGTCGGGGTGGTTATCCGCTTTCTTGTTCGTGTTTTTGAAGATTGCTCCCGTGTTTAACTTGTTTTCCATTTTATATTTATTTAATTGTTTACTTAATTCGTATTTTGCTACTTGTGGTTTGACTACCGTTTCAATAATATGTTCTGCTTTTCGGTTGAACTCATCAACGTCTATCTTCATTGTTCTTGTTGTTTAAAGGTTTTGTTATAGTAATCTTTTGGTGATTCAAATTTAGACTTTCCATTGTGAGCCATTGATTGACCTGAATGAAACCCCTCTTCATTAGCATCTTTTATCTGATTCTCAAATAACTTGTTGGCTTCTGCAATTAATTCGGGAGTGTATAAACTTATTCCTTGTTTATATAACTCATCTATTAACCATTCTACTGCTGTCTTCATTGTTCTTGTTGTTTAGTAATACCTAAATCCTAATTGACTTTGAGCAAGAAAGGTATCTTTTTCCTCATCACTTGATAAACCAAGAGATATACTTTCTCCATAGCACCTACAAGTTGGATTTCCTTCCTCGTTTATTCCAAAAGAAATAAATCCTGCTGAAATAGGATTCATATGTTTAAAATCACTATGTAACATAATTTCACCAAAGACAATAATCTCTTTGTCTTCTGTCTTGATATATTTTGTTTTCATTGTTCTTGTTGTTTAGTTTCATCAACCCATTGTACTCCAAAAAATATCTTCATCATTTTTCTGTGAATCCATTTTGGTTTGTTAGGCATTGCTAATGTTGTGTTTCCTAATTTATACCCGCTAACATTTAATGTTTGATTAGGTACTAGTGTTGTTTCTTTCATTTGTCTTGTTTAAAGGTTATTATTTTAATTACTAAATTGGCTATTAAATGTCCAACTGCACATCCCATTACAAAATAGAATATAGCATTTAATATCTCTCTCATTGCTCTTTAAAGGTTTCGTTGTAGTATTGTTCTCCGTTTTTTAATGTTCTGAAATTATCAAGCACATTCATTCTTTCAATAGTTGTATCAACTGCATCAACTATCTGATTCTTGTTTAGCTCAATTGCCTCTAACCATTCATTGTCTGTTATGTATTCTTTTTCTAACCAAATCTTAAATAATTTTTCTACTGCTGTCTGTTTCATTGTTCTTGTTGTTTAAATTGTATATGCCCAAATACCGATACCAATACCGATTATTATAAGTTCAATTAAACCAATAACAAAAATGGTTAGTATAGATGTGTCTTCATTTCTTTTCATTGTTCTTGTTGTTTAGTTATCATTTCTATTTAGTTTATGTGGTAAAAATTGGGACTTATCCTTTAAAGGTTTCTTCGTTATCTACCCACTCATCCACTATTTCAAGATTCCCACTGAAAGAATATCCAGTAGCTTTTAAAAGTCCTTCAATCATTTGTAAAGCTTCGTCTAGAGTTACATCGTTATGAGGTACTTCGTGGGTGATTTTGTGTTCGTATTGTTCGATTGTTATTTTCATCCGTGTTTATTTAGGCATTGTTTGTTTTACATTTTCTTCATACAATCCGTCTTGTTCCGATTGCTTTACCATTTTAGTTAATAAGCTACCTCTGTATTCGTCTTTGAGTCGCTCCAAGTAAAGCACAAAGTCCATTGCTTCTTCTTGTGCGTGTGTAAGCCATTCTAATGTGCTTAAATCAGTTCTTTCTAGCGTAGTGTTGTACTTGTTTATTCCTGCTTGCGAACGTTCGCTGAATCGACTAAGAACACGCAGAACAATCTTATCCTCTATTTTCTGATTCATATTCATTTTTTAGTTTTTTAATTTGATATATAGCTTCATCTGCTGATATTTTAAACCATTCGTTGTTTTCTGTTCCATAAGTTTCAAAAAAATATCTTTCAATTAAAACTGGATTATCTACTCTTGTACAAAAAACTACTTCAAAATCTCTTAATGGAGATGATACATTATAATTTTTAAGTCTTTTTTCAACGTCTATTGCTCTACCTATTTTTACCCAACCATCCCAAGCAGTATTTGTTATTACATATATCCATCCTTTATAAGGCATAGACTTGTATCTATCTCTGTAGTATTTTTTGTGTTTTTCTCTTACACATTTTAAACAATAACTATGTCTTTCAACAGCAGTTTCTTGATTACATAAAATACATTGCTTCATAAGAAATTAATTAAGGTGTTGTAATATTCTCGGCAAAGCTCTACCTGTTCTTTTATTCTTTCAATGACTGCTTCGTCTTTCTGTACGTAGAATACTTTAACTCTGCGATTCTTTGGAATGTGGCTAAAGATATGTTTCTTTTGGATCTCATCTCTTAGATCTAAACTTTCTTCCATTAGGTTTAACTTCCAGTGAGTTCGTCTAATCTCATCCTCAACCATTAGTTCGGGTGTGTCAACTAAACAGTAACATAGCATTGACTGTTGTTTACCTGTTAGCCACATATATCCTTGAAGTTGGTAGTAATAATCCTTAGTTGGAATCTCAGTCTCAAAAAACGGAAAGGTAGAACCATCCCAAGAGCTTTTAACGTCTAGTAGAACTTGCTCCGTGTTTACATCGGGTGTTCCTGTGATCCAATCGTTCTGAAATGACTCCTCATTCTTGTAAATAAATCCTACATCCAGAACTTCATTAACTAGGTTGATTGATTCGTTCTCTACTTCGTTACCTTTGTCTGTGTAACGTGAACTGAACTCTTTTCTGATTCCATATTTATCCTGTAAGACTAACTCGTGAATGTAAGTCTTTGCAGTCTGTGAAAGCACCTCACTCTTATTGCGAGGTGCTGACATAATTTTTCCTATAGCAGAGCATCTAACTTTCATAGTGCGTTTAGTATATCGATTTGACCTTCTGTTAACGTGAATTTACTCTCTAAAGATTCACGTGTTATCTTTCCTTCCGTTACTGCTTTGACTGCATCTTGGAATCTCTTAGCGTCTAAAGCTTGTTTCTTTGTTTCGCTTTTTACTTGCTCTCCACTTGCATCAGTATCTTTGTCAGTTACTAATCCTAACATTGAACTGATAGCATATCTACGAATGTAAGTGATTGCAGAACCTAGAACTTGGAAGTCGTTCATTCCTTTGAGTTGTACGTTCTGAGGAATGTTTGTGGAGCTTTGGATTTGTTCTCCTGATTCTACGTGGAATAGAATCGTCAATACATCTCCTTCGTTAATTAACTGAGTGAATCCTAATCCGTGTTTTTTTAGTAATGGATTGATAACGCTAAAAATCTTCGGTAAATCCGAGTAAGAATATCCATAGCCTTGTGTAGCTTTGTGGATTACTGGTACTTCTTGTTGGAACGCAGCCAACGATTTAAATAAATGTTTCATAATAAATTGGTTTTTGTTTATACAAAGATATAACATTATTTCATATCTCGTATCAAATCTTTATATTTTTTTATAATTTCTTTTAGCTCGTCTTTCGTGAACTTTCTTTCTATATGTGCTATTGAATCTAAATCAGCTAATTTATCTGCTCCATATCTTTTAATAAATCCCAATCTATAATTATTTATGTCACCTGACTTATCTTTATTGCAAGGTCTTGAACATTGAGCATTAACATTAAATTCATTAAAACGCAGGTTGCTATGACCTCCTGCACTCCACATATGTCCTGCATCCACATTTCCTTTTCGTATTGGTTTATTGCAAGAAATACAATTTAATCCTTCATCCCTTAATCTGATATACTTGTTAAATACTACCTGTGCTTCCTTTAGCCAATCTTGTGTAGTTTTTAGGTCTGTCTTCATTCGTGTTTTCGTTTCTTTCCAAGTTTTCTCTTTTACCTCAGCTACAAATGCTCTTATACAATCGTCTTGTAAGCAGTATTTATGTAAAAAACGGATAGGTTCAAACTTTTGTTTGCAGTTTTTACATCTCGGCATCAGTCTACAATTATTGATTCTACAAATTGACGAAATCTAATCTGCAAGTCAACTTGTTGTTCGTAGATTTGCTCTCTGTTATCTCCGTATACCTGTAAAACTTGATTATCTACTCTTCTGATTTCTTGCATTAATATATTTGCCTTTCTTTTTAGGTCTCGTTTAAATACTGATTGTTCATTAAGATCTTCAATCCAATCTGCCAATACAGGCAATACTGCACATAGTGCAACTAATTTGTGTTCTTTTCTCATAATTTTTCTATTTGATTTTTTGATTCTTTTAATAATTCAAGTGTCTTATCAAATCCAATTATTTCAGATACTTTACCAATAAATAATTGCTTTTCAAGTTTTTGTTTTTTCTCCATTTTTTTAGCTTCTATCAATACAGTTGATAATTTATTAAGCATTTCTCCTGTTGAAATTTTACCTTTTAATTTTTCAATCTCTAATTTCATTGCATTTTCAGAATAAAATTCTACTGCTGTCTGTTTCATAGTTCTACGTTTTTAAATTTTAATTCGTGTTCCAGTTCTTCAATTCTTTTTTTTAGTTCTCCGTTTATATGTAGACATCTGTTGATTTCCCTGCCTTGTAAGCGTAGTTCTGTCTCTAGTTCGTGTATTGCTTGTTCAACTTGCTTTAAATCGTTCTCTGTGTCCTTTGCTCCGTTTATGTACACTACTGCAGATGGTTTCTTTTCTTCTAATTCTTCTCGTGTTAGCTTTACTTTCCAAATGTTCTTTTGTATTAGTCCCTTAATGTAAAGTAGTTTTAATCCTATGTCCATCCTTTGTTGTTTAATGCGTTTAACTTTTGTTCTGTCATTGTAATTTTAGCTTGGAAAGGCTCTTTTACCCTGTATGGTTTTAAAGGATCTTTTCCGTGTATTTCAAATCCAATTCCTTTGTTAAAATCACAAACTACAGGCTCATCCATTCCTGTATGTTTACCTCCTGTTTCCATATCCTTAACTTTCTCTACTTGTACCCAAGTTTTGTATTTTAAAGTTTCGTGCTTGATTAGTCTGTGTATCACAATCATATCATCACATCTGTTTAGGAATGCCTTACCTCCTTCAATATGGTCTTTTAACGGTGCTTTAAGGTGTCCTTTTAGTTCGCCTTCTGCGTAAAGGTTTCCTGTGCGTCCACTCTCCGTGTTTGGATGCGTGTTTATGTAAATTGTCATTCCTGTTTGGTTTACAAATTGTCTAGCTTGGTTCATAAATTCGTAATTACCAGAAAAGCTCATTTCTCTATCAAGTCCTGTAAACGGATCAATCAATCCTACATCTGCTCCACTTTCTGTAAATAGCTTTAAGATATCAGCAGGTTTGTAAAGTTTGGAGTTATCAATGAACATAAATGATTGTTCCAAGAATGCAAGATCTCCGCTGATTTGCGAATGTGTTAACTCTTTGAATGGTTTACCTCTGTACATCTGTATCATATCACGAAGGATTTGACCTTTCTGATTCTCGCCACTCCAAATGCAGAAGGTTAAATTGTGCTTTAATGCTAGTGTAAGAAAGTACCAATTTATCCAGTACGTTTTTCCTACGTTGTCGTGTCCAAGAATGATGTTTAGTTGTTTAGGTTTGAATCTTAGGTGTTCATCTAAAAAGCAATCTAATCCCAATCCTTGTTTAATTTTACCATCCTTGACATCAAGTAGGTATTGTAACGAATCTCCTTGTTTTAGTATCATAGCTTATTTGTTTAGGATTGCTAATAATTTGTCGTGTTCTTTTTCAATCCAAGTGTGATTAAATCCTTTCCAAGAACGCTCAACACATTTTTTTAGTATTTCGTTTTTATTACCTCCGTGTTTTTCTACCTGAAGCATAAATGCGTTAAATGCAGTTTCTGTATTTACTGCTTTCAATTGCTTACGAACTTCCATCCAATCTCTTGATAATTTTTCATCAAATCCATTTTGAATTAAAGAATCTAAAAAGCTATATATATTATTCTTTTCTTTCTTTTCATTCTTGTTTGTTGTTGATGGTTTGTTAGTCGTTTGTTGATTGTTTGTTAATGGCTTGTTAGTAGTTTCGTTTTCATCTTGGTAACATTCATATTTACAGATAGTTACTATAGTAAATTGGCTTGTTGATTTTACTTCGATTTCATTTGTCTTTTCCAACTTTTTTAAAATGGTTCTTATTTGCTGAATACTGATTCCAGTAGCATTAGAAATGTTACCTAAAGACGAAATAAACTGACCTCGTTTAACATCGTTACCTTGCCATTTAGCATCTTTGTGATTAGCTTTTATCAGCATATATAAAAACAAATGTACTGCTTCGGATTTATTAAACCACTCCCAATCTAAAAACTTCCTGTGTAATTTAATCCATCCACTCATTAGAAAGGACTTTTAAATTCATAATACAAAGTCATTTTACCTAGCTTATCTATTTTAGCAGATATAAAATTAAAACTGCAATTAAATGCTAGTATTTGAGGTGTAGCTGGTTCTATCTTTTGCGCTATTTGCTCAATTTCTGCTAAATCTTTAAATGTTAAACCAAACTCAAAACATTCTTTTAAATTGTAAATCACTAATCTTCTCATAATAAATAAATTTTAAACATAAAAAAAAGCCCTATAAATCCACGAGGCTCGACTTTCGTTTCATTATAAGGCTTCAATAGTTCCTTTGAGTTTATGGTGTCGAGCCAACTCTTCACAAATATAACGAAACTTATTCTAATAAAGTTGCATCATCTTGTAAATTTTTATATCGTCCTTCTGCAATCCATCGTTTAACTCTCAGGAGCTTATAAAGACTTGTACAACCATTTACATCGTCTATGATGTTTCTAGGTTGCAGGATATACTTTGAGTTCACTAGGAACACTTGGTATTCTCTAACAACGTCCAAGTATTCGTCTTTATTGTACTGCATTAGATTTTTATGCGTTTGGATATTATGGATAACTGAAGCGTGATGCTGATTAAAGTATGATCCTATTTCGTTAAAGGTTAGTTCCTCTTTTCGTAGTTGTGCCATCAGAAAGCACTTCTTGTAGATGTTATGCTTTTGTCGGTTACGTTTATTGAGTTCATCCCTTTCAATCAGGTACGTTACTCTTTCTATTAAATCGTTTTTCATCATTTAAAATTTAAATTCTTCTATATAGAAGCTACCCATATTGAATCGTCCTGTTTCGATTAAGTCCATCTTCTTCCAATAGCATAAACTTTTAGAAGTAAAGATCCATTCTTGAACTGTTGCAAGTCCTATCTTGTAAGTTAGTTTATATTTCATAACGTAAATAATTTAATGATTCCTGATACTAAAATTATCACTGCTCCTAGCACTAAACTTAATGCTATTCCAAGCATCGAAGCTTCGTAGTTTTCTTTTCTCTTGTAACTCAAAACCCGTAAAAATTTTCTAGTGTTTCTTCGTCTGCATACTCTAGGTAAACTTCCTCCATAAAGTTTTGTTCTATGTTTCCTATTCGTGTTTTAGTTGTTTTGACCTGACTATTTCTCACAATCATTTTTAACGTGTTGCGTAAATGCGTTTCAGTCATTTGATCAACATCAATTAAGTTTCCGTTTTTCATTCTCCAGTAATATTTCATAACTTTTCGATTTCTTTTTTTACATCTTCATAATAAAACCCTTTTCTATCAAACCCTAGGTTTACTACTTTCATAAAATCGTTCATTAAATTAATACTTGCTTTTTCAAATCGTATCATTTCATCAACTGCAATTAATGCGTGTTTAATTGCTATTTCTCTACTTGCAAAATATTGGAAATCTTTTTCCATTTTATCAACTAGTTCTATTGCTTTTTCTTTTGGTGTCATAAGGTCTGATTAAATTTTATTTCACAAATTCTTTTGTACAATTCCTCATTGAATGTACCTCTGATTGTTTCGTGCGATGACTTTGTTCTCCAGAACTTAATCATTCTTTGTAGTTTAAATACCATAGTAACTCCAATCTTGTTCGTCAGTATCTAAATCACGCATTTTTTCTAGTGATTCGTTGTATAGCCAAAGCGTTTGGTTTCTGAACTCCTTTACTTTGTCTTGTAGCCATTGCTTGTAATCGTCCGTGATTTCAATGTTTCCTTTTTCGTCTGTAGTTTCGTGAAAAAACGTACCTGACAAAGGAGTAACTGAAAAGTCTGTGTAATGTCCTGTACAATCATCTGACCAATCAAAGTCGCAAAGAACTTCGTAATAATATTCTCCGTACACATATTCCAAGTGCATATTAAAAGCTGAAAGCGTGTAGTCTGTTATTTCGAATTTGTTCATCTTATTTGTTTTTAGTGATTAGTTCTCCGTATTTCTCTAATACAGGACTTTGGGTTTGTTTTTTTACGTTTTGCGGAGCTTTATTGGTTTGGCTATAGTCAGGTTGCGTAGCTGTAAAATAACCCATTACAATCCAAAATAAAGACAATGCTACTACTGTGCCTAAAATGTCTTTTTGATTTTCGTTTAGTGTTTTCATAGTCCTCTAAGTTTACATACTAATTTATTGACAGCTGACCATCTTGCAACTGCAAAATCTGTAATAGTGTCGTGTAATCCTAGTTTGTCAATACACTCCATCATTTCTTTCCATAATTGCTTTTCCTCTGCAATCATTACTTTAATCATTTCTTGTTTTTTCATAGCGTTTTTATTAGTTAATTGATATTACGTTTTCTGATGCAATACATTTACCTTTTGGTTTACCTTCCATTTCTACTAAAATACCACCACTACTCAAGACCATTAATAATGGACGAGTAACAATAGTGTACTTTAAACCTTCAGAAGTCATTGCGTAAAATTTAAAAGTTGCAGTTTTCATAGCCTTTGTTTTTTTTTGTTTGTGAATTAATTATATACAAATATAAAGACTATTTCTTAACTAGCAAACTTTTTCAACAATTATTTTCATTTTTTTTACAATTATTTTTAAAACGCTTGATTTTACAGGCATTTGAGATGTATGGAAAAACATATAATGTAAAGAAATATACTTAATTTATACCTGATAGCGTATAAAAAGTAACTTAAAAGTTACATTATAATATGTTTTTGGCACTTAAATAACCAGTTATGAATAAAATAATATGTAAAATAACATTAAAGTAGGATTTTCCCACATATACAAATGCCAATAAATCAAAATAGTGGCAAATGTTTGTAACAAAACAAGGGTAAATATGTTACATTCTTGTAATAGAATAATGGTAAATGTCCGATAAAACAAACAGAACAAGGGTAAATGTCCGCTAGAATGTCCATTTTTTTGTCACATAAACTTGACAAATTTGTGAAATTCTTGTCATAAAATAAGGGTAAAGCCTTAAAAATATTTCAAATTCTCAGGTTATACCCATAAAAAAGGGATGCCTTGCGACATCCCCTAACCTAACCAAAAAACTATGAGCTGCAAATATACTAAAAGATATGTGATATTCTACAAACTTGTCCGAAATCTTTATGATGCAGGAATGCTTCAACTGCCTGAGGTGAATGCTGGTAACCGTTTCGGTGATGCCACGAGTCTGTCCCTGAGGGTGAACGCAACGATTCAACAGTTACTCCAATGTAGTCTTTACTTGTCTTGTGGTGAACGTGGTGAGTATAAACATAACGATGCTTAGACAAGCTCCATTCGTGAGGAAACTCCGTAGCCATCAATAAAGGTAAGTGATCGTGTTTTGCTCCATCTCCGTGTGTTGTTCCAATTAGATTCTTCCCATATAAAAATCCCTTCCTATGAGCAATAGAACAATCGAAAGTAATATTATCACAGTTTCTAAACCACGTCTGAATAACATCCGCAAGGAAGAATCCGTGTGTGTAATCGTGATTAGATGGATTAAAGGTAAAATGCACATCAGCGACAGATAGCAGAGTTTCCAAGATATCAACATACAATTGTTTTGCGATTAAAAAATTAGAGTACCACATTCCGTCCGTGTCCTGTGGTGTTCCTCCTGTAGTGGTTCGTTTTGGAGTATCAATGTGAAGGATGTCGTTTCCACCGATAAAAAGTATCTTGTCAATATTGAATCCAGAACTCTTGTCTAAGATTCCTTGCACTCCTTCTTTTACTCTTTTAACTGCGATCTGATTGTTGTAGTCTTCACCTGTCTCAAATGCTTCACATAACTTTCCGATGTGAATGTCTGCAGGGTCAACTACTAACAAGTGTCCGTCTGTTGATGGATTACGGAAGATAGTTGGATATTCAGGTTTGAAATCTTTGATGTCTTGCAAGATTAACTCCTGCAGCTCTTTGTAATTTACTTCCTCAGCTTGTTTAAAGTTTGGATTTTTAAAGAACAATGATGCGTTTTTAGATTTTAACCATCCGTGTTTTACATCTCCATCGTCTAAACCTAGTTGATTTGATTCTCTTTTGATTGCTCTGTACTGATTAACTATTTCAGCTTCATCAGGTTTCAATCGGTAACGAAATTCTTTTTTCATTTATAGAGTTTAGTGAGAAGTTGTAACCTACTTCTAAAGGTTTCATTAAGTGTAAACTTAACTAATATTCCTAGAATGAATGCAATAATCACAAATAACCAATTAACTTTCGTTTTTGTTATGTACTTGTTTTGATATTTTACCTTCTGAGCTTCTGCTTTTATGTATTTTGTTTTGTACTTGTATTCAATACGTGTCAGGAATCGTGTTTTAGGCACGAAAGAAGCCTTGTAACGAACGATTGTATCTTTCTGAACAATTACCTTCTCCCAATAAATTGAGTCTCTTAAAACGTAAGGAATTGAGTCTATTGTCGAAACTTGTATTGTGTCGCTAGTTTCGTCACATCGGTAGCCTTTTTTGATTGCTTTTGTGATGTGATAATTAGCAGAACACGAACCTAATAAAATTAAGGTCGAAATGTATATCGATAATCGTTTAGTCTGTTTAACCATCCTGTCAAGAATTTAGCGTTTTTACCTACTCCAATTGCATAAAAGAATCTTTCTCTTTCAGCAGTCAATGCGTCAAATAGTTTTTTAGGTTCGATTGAGTTAGCAAGTAGTATTGTTTTTGTTCCGATAATTCCGTCTACTGTACAAAGTAAGCCACAATGATTGATAGCAACCTGTAAAGATTTGGATGCTTGTTTAACGCCACTTCCCCACGCCATACCTGTAACAAATATTGCAATGTTTTGTGAGTTGTAAGCATCACCTCGAACGCCATCCCAATAACCTTTCTTAAATATTGCAAACCAATCAGCAGCGTTCATTAAGTAAAAACGAGCATCGTTATCAGTACCGAAAAAAGATACCCACGCTTTGTAAGTTATTCCTGCATTTGTGTGATATCCCGTTTTTCCCTTGTAAGCAGTTGGACACGGATAGCTAGATGCTGAATCTGATTTGTCCCTAGATAGTCCACCTTCCCACTTCTTTGTGAACTTAACGTATTTTTCTATTAGTGTCATTTTAAATCGTCTAAGGTTTCTTTACTTCTTTTTGCAAATGATTTGAACTTATCCCATACATTAACTCCTGTAACTGAGAAGTAACTTTCATTGATGCTTTTTATTTCCGTGTAAACGCAGAAGAAAGTAAACGCTTTTGTTAACAATAATTCAATTGCAATGAAGTGTCCTAAAATATCGGCTACAACGTACTTTTCTAACAGAAACACAAAAACGATAGCACCTGAGTACAAAAGTGTTTTAGAAATGGTGTGAGATAGTCTACGGGAACGAATTGACTTCCATCCTCCTTTTTTAACTGAACGCCAGATACCAAAACACGTATCTAAAATAATAGATAAAATTGCAATGATTACTAAAGGTTTAACAGGTGCTAAAATTGTGCAAATGGAGAATGCTAATAAGGTTAAATTGGTTTTCATTTTTGCACTGTTGTTTTATTTAGTTTAGCGAGAAAAACACGAAGTTTCTCTACATTAGTTTCTTTAGGTTTGTAATTACCTAGCTTAATCCGTTTTCTCATATATACCAAGATACATAATTATTCATTGAATCAGGGAATACATCGTTGTTCTTGTTTGAACGATACTCAGGAAACAACGTCTGATTAAATGCCATATAGTCAATGAATCGCTGTGTGTAGTTCTGAGCAATACTTCTTTCCTTTTCTAGTAAATAGTCTACTTCGTTTTTATCTACGTTTTCTGAGTTCTCAGATGAATGTTTGTAAACTCCTTTGTTTGCAATTGTGTAAGCTGCGAAAGGAAGATATTCCACCATTCCCCAATGGATCAACATTGGCTTGACGTATGTAACAACTAACGTTTGATAGTTTCCTGCAAGAGTTCCTGCGATAACATCAGCTTGTAACTTTTGGAATAGCTTTGTACCTAAGTAATTCTGGATGTGAATATCTTGAGCGATCTTGATAAACTGAATGAACTTGTCCGTGTCTACGTTGCCATTTAAAGCCGTGTAACGAACGATGTCATCGCGTGTGATAAATAGTGCTTCTGCCATTAGTTAAATCGTTTATTGGTTGGTAAAAAGCCTTGATTTGGCATATCTACAGGACGCATTGCAACTTGTTGTGGATTTCTAACTCGGTAACCTGCTTTCTCTGCTTTGTTTGTACTGATTGTTTTTGCATTAGGACTTAACGGGTCTATTCCACGTCCTTGTTCAAACGCAACAAATGTTTGACGCATCCATTTGTGATGGCAAGCACCTCCACCTTTGTAAAGGAAGATGTCGTATGTGTCAGCTCCTCTAGCACCCCAACCTGCGTTGACTACCTGAGAACCCATTCTAACGATGTCTTCTTTGCGATATACTTTGTTTGCAGCAACCATCTTCCTGCAAAATGGTCGTGTGTTGTCTTTTACGCCACCTTCGTAACGATATCTTGTAATGAACTTGAATCCGTCAACTACTGCGTCTTGTTCTGATTTAGCTCTAGGATTAGCAGTACCTGTACTTACAAAATTGTATATTTTAGACAATAAAGATTGTTTAGATTTGTTTGCGTTTGCAATCTCTAAGTCGATTTCATCCTCTTGGTCGTAGTCAACTTCAAATTCGTCAATTAATACCCAATTTTCATCTACAACCTCACCACAATTAATTAACTCATCTGCAATTTCGTTGTCCATTTTGCTTAACTGAGTTGCGTCTGCTCCTGTTTCCTCAACTACTTCTTCAGCAGTTTGCGTGTTTTCAAGGTCTGTGAACTCTAAAGGTTGTAATGTTCTAAAGAATAATTTTAAACTGATTCCGTTGAATGCTAATATCTGATCAATTGATTCTAAAATTTCCTCTTGGAATGGTCTAATAACCATATTGTCAAACAGGATTGCAGAGTTTTTAAGCTCATCTGCATTAGCACTGAATCCATTTGATGAAGCAACTCCAAATAATAAAGGAGAAGTAACATTGTGACCTAGCATAATCTTACGTAAACACTCCTCTGATAAGTAAGTGTAATGTTCTGGAGCATCGTTTAAAGGAATATCGTCAACAGTTGTTTTGGATTCTTGGTTATCGTTAAAGGCTACAATCACTTTTTGACCACGTGAACCTGTCAACTTGTTCATTACTTTAGAAGTAATCATTGATTGCTGCTCTTCCGTAGGAACTCCGTTGTTAAAGTTTACGACTTTAGTTCCTGAGAATCCGTTTTGTACTTCATTGATCAAATAGTCCGCTATCTCCTCCTCTAAAAGTGCGTAAGGTAAAGATCCTTGATAGTCAACGTAAGAATAATACTTCATCCCAACTGAATAAGGCTTGAAGTAAACGATTTCTATTTTCTCATTTGAGAATCCGAAAGCAGGTATGCGTAAAGGTGGATATTTCTTTACATCTGTCCAATCGTCAGAGTAGTAGTAAGCTTCAATTTCTCCGTCTTTATTACATTTTTCTGCACGTAATAAGTTTACAGGAATATGAAACGCTTTAAGGATCTTGTCGTGTTTATCGTTGTAATGAACTTGCCACGCATATTGACCTAGCATTTTACGATCTACAATAATTTTACGTATATCATCCTTACTGAATAAAGCCATCATTTGAGCGTACTCAGCAGGCTTTCTGTTAGCGTCTAAGGCAGATAGTCCTTTTCCGTAAACAAGTCTCGCTATGTTGTTTATAATAGCCGAATTCGTGGTTGAGTTCGTGTATCTGTCAATCAGGAAAGAATAGTAATTATTGTCTTCGCCGTATTCAACCCAGTTATCACGTTTGGATTCTTGAATTGTAGGCGTTGTGTAAGCACTTAGGCTTAGTATGTGTAGATTATCACTCATAAACTATGTAAGTGTTTGTGGTAGCATTAGAAGTATATTGTCCGTTGTTTACGGAGAATGTTGCGATTGATTGATTTGTGCAGAAGATCTTATCCTTGTGACAAATGGTTGTTCCGTTAGATAATAGTAATGTGTAAGTATGGTCGTTCTTTAATGCAAACGTTGCAGTTATCGTGTTTACATAGCCACCCTGAGTTGAGCTTGTAATCGTTACTACTTGAGCTACATTTGTTTCTTCGTCAGTTATTGTCATCGTTGTGTAATTCTCAAATCTGGGAATAAACGAAAAAGTCTGAGCTGATGTAGAAGGCGTTAATACTATCATAATTTTAAAACGATGAATTTCCAATATTGTTGTAAATAAAAAAGGGATGACCTAAGCCACCCCTTCAATTAAGCTATTAAAAAAGAACTATGAAGTAACGATTGTTGTAGTTGCTCCAAATACGGCCGTTGCATTTCCTACAAGTCCTGTTGCACCTGTTTCAGTATTTGCGTCCAAAAGGTTAGCTAAGATTTTCTCAGTACCTACAAACGTCAAAGTGTAACCAACTAGATCACCCATTGCAGTTCCGTTAGACACGTTAGCAGTAGTCAACTCCATTCCGTGTTCTAATCCTGCAAGGAAGAATTGGTTGTTACGTGTTTTGATCACTACGTTAGGACGTCCGTAAGAAAGCAATTTAACTGTCTTGTGTGTAGCAGCATCTTGTTTTTTCAATACTACTGATAAAGTTTGCTCAACAAATGATGTTCCGTTCTCACGTGATGTTGTGATAACTTGGTCAAATGTGTTCGTTCCTTTAAGTTGGTATTTGTAAAGAGATGTTACGTTAGCAATTGTGTCAATTGTATCTGTAGAAGCAGTATAAACTACGTCACTTGCTGCGTTGTAATCTCCGTAATTAATGAAGTAGATAGCGTCAATCCCACCTACTACGTCTTTGCAGACCTCAAGTCTACCTGTTGTTATATCGCACATATTTTGTTTTTTTTAGATTAAACAAAAAAGGGAAGGCACTTTACCTCCCCTTTCAATTATTGTCTGTTAATATTAGTTAGCAGCGTTTGTGATTCCGTAAGTAACTACGTCAGAAGCAAAACCGTATTTAGCATCTGCCGTGAAACGCATTACCACTCGGATATTTTGCGAACCGTCAATTTGAGCGAGGTCTAGGACAGACACTTCGTTCATATCATTCATCAATCCTGTAGCAAAGTACAAGTTAGATTTCTCAGCAAGTAAAGCTGTGTTAGAAGCTAATCCGTTAGCTAAGAAGATACGAACTCCGTCAAAGTACAAGTCATTCAATGTTTGGTTTGTTCCTTTGTTGTCATATCCGTTAGCACCTACTCCAGATGCAGCAAATCCACCCAAAGCACGTACATAAGCACGGTAAATGTTGTTAGAAACATAGATGCTTAAATCTTCTTTTCCGTAGATAGCAGCAGGACAAGCATCAACGATTTTACCTAACTCAGCAATAACGTTAGAAGCATTAACACCACCACCAACTGCAGCGATTTCTTGTGCAGCAGGTAAAGCAGCATCTGTAGTTAATTGTGTCATTAAACCTGCGAATTGACCTGCAGTTGCGTTAACTCCTGTCCAGATAGATGTTTCCATTGCAGCAGCAACTTTCTCAGCAGCGTGTGCTAATAAGAAGTCTGTGAAGTTTTTCGGCATTACTTCAAATGCAGAGTAACCCATAGAGATTGCTTCCCAATCAGAAACGAAATCTTTTTTACACAATTGTAAGTTAACTTGGAACTCCTCAGGTTGAAGAATTTTCTCAGTTAAAGTAATTGTAGATGTAGCATCAAAATCACAAGTAGCGTTTTTAACGATATCGTCAGTTGCTACTCTTTTGATTACTTGTTTGAATTTTACGTTAGGAACGATAGTGATACCACCTTTGTCCAATGTTGGTGCAGACAATAAAGCTGCTGCGATGTACTTACCTGCAAATTCTCCAGCGTAAGTAGTTGTAATTGATGTTGTAGTTGCCATTTTTTAAAAATGTTTGTTAGTTAATTATTTGTTTAATTTTTCAAAGATTGAATCGATAGTTGAACGACTTCTGTTTTTCTCAAAACGGAAAGGCTCTACTACATTCGTGTTTTCAGGATTAAAACTAATCGGTTTAGGCTCTTCTGAAAGTTCGGTTACCTCTTCTGTAACTTCGTCAACTTTAGAAAGCAATTCCAATTTAGCTTTCAATTCATTATTTTCTGTTTTTAATGCTTCGATTTCTGAAAAGAAAGTTTCTTTAACGATTGACTCGATAGTTTTCTTTGCAGTTGGTGCAGATGTAGCTTCAGCTTCTACTTCAACTTCTACTTCTGGTGCTTCTACTTCAGGAGCAACTTCTTCAACTACTGCTTCTTTGATCTCTGCAATAATTCCTTCTACTGCAACAACTAAGATCATTCCGCTTTCTAATTCGTATTCACCAATTGGTAAAGGAATTTTTTGCTCGTCTTCTGTTACGATGAAAACTTCGTTATCCATTTCAAATGCGTCTGCTTCTAGGATTGTAGTTCCATCGATTAACATCATTTGCTCTAATTTCACTTCCATTCCTAAAAGTGCTTTGATTTTGTTAATTGTGCTATTTTTCATTTTTCGTTTTTATTTAGATTGATAATAAGTTTTTGATAAGATTATCAATAGCTTGTATATTTTCTTTAACTTGGGTAATACCTGTTTCAACTTCTTTTTGAGGTGTAGTAATTCCTAAATCTTTTATTTGTTTTGTAAAACTCTGAAGTTTAGCAAGTAATTGTTTATTTAATTGCAAAGATGTTTGAGCAGGTTTTATTGCTGCTTTTGCCATTTCAATTGATTTAATAGCTCCTGAACTTGCAGTTATTAATTCTTTTTCAATTTCTTGCAAAGCTCCTAATGCAACCTTATGTGATGACAACTCTGTTACCTCGTTAATTGCTGATACTTTTTTAAATACTTCGTTTAATCCCATCTTTGCTTTTATTTTTAGAACGATTATTATTATATTTTTGTTGTATTTTTATCCGTTTTGACGTACTGTTGTTCTTACTCCTGAATCAACTGTTATCGTAACGCTTTCAGTTCCTGTAGTCATTCCTATTCCCTGTGCTTGTAAACTTCCATCACAACATTTGCTTGAGTATTTTCCGTTTTCACATAGACATCCTCTTCGACCACCTTTAGGGCTAGAGTAACTTGGTGTTTTAAATTTGCTCATCTTCTATAATTATTTGTTTGATTTTTTCAATTAATAAATCTTCTTCACTTAACATTGACATTTCTAACTTGTCAGCAAAGTAACCTTCGATTGAGAATCCTTTTACTTTACCTTCTTTTATGTCTTTCCAAACTTCATCGTTGTTTACCTTCATCGAGATCATCCAAGTTCCTTTTGGCAAATCAAAGCCATAAAATCGACTTTTATCCGTTTTACTATCGTCAATTATCCAACTTTCTACTACTGACATTCCTTTTAGTTTCTTGTCGTGTTCGTAGGTAGCGTTGTTTTGATTTGAGTTCATTAAGAATAACTCTGATGCTTGACGTACGGTGTCCTCAGAAAAGTAAATGTAGTATTCTTCTTTTGTCTTAGGATTAACTCGGTAGATTTGCTTGTTAGGAACTAATGCAGCTCCCATAATAATCTTTTTCTCAGCGTCTACTTCTTTGAGTTCTATTTCGTGTTTTGCTAGTGCGATAAAGTTCTCTTCAATAGCAGGTGAATGAACTACAGAAACTGCGTCAATTCCGCTGAGTGAATCCTTTTCGTCAATTACTAATTCAACTATTTTCATAACTTTCTAACGATTTTATTGTACTAATGTTGCATTTTCAATCCTGTTACGATCCAGTGCTTGGGCAGTTGTCATATCTCCAGAAACCACATAAGCCTTTGTTGGTTTTTGTTGAAGTTGTCCAAGTTGATTCAATCCTGAGTTTCCAACTACGTTAAAGTTTGGAGATATAACAGTGCCACCGCCACCTGCATCACTAGGAGGAGGACTATTGCCAGGAGGAGTTCCACCTTCAAATTTTTGTTGAGTTATTTTAGCTACGTTTGCTAAACCTGATGCAATTGCAATACCTGCTGCGATTGCTCCACGTACAGGCGAACTTGGATCAGGTAATGGCGTGAATTGTGATGCGTAAGCCGCAGTTGCACTTTGGTAAGTAGTTACTAACGCTGATGCAATATTTGCAGCCTTTTGTATCTTAAATGCTTGTTTTGCTGCTTTCTCGCTTTTCTTTCCGAATAGTTCTGTTATTTGTGCAATAGCACTTAATCCTGCTTTTGCTAATTCTACTTTTTTAGAATGTGCCGCTTCATCTATTTGAGCAGCTTTCGTTGCTTTACCTTGTAATATTAGTAATTCGTATTCAGCTGCTTCTTGTTGTATTCTTACAGTTTCATTAACGTGTCCTTGTAAAGTAAGTTCTGAATGCTTTAATAGCTGAGCTTTTTTATATTCTAATGCATCATAGCTTTCAAATTCTTTGTCGTTGTTTTCTTCTACCTTATCTACTTTGTCCGTAGTTTGCTCAACATATTTAGTTCCGCTATTAGTAAGTTTGTCTACGTTGTTTGCTGCGTTATTAGCAGCTGAACCATAAGCATTGAATCGTTTTTCTGCTTTAATTAATTCATCCTGTTCAAGTTTAATTTCTTTATTTTTAGCTGCTACTGCTGCTTTTGCTTCCCTAACTTTTTCAGCATAAAATGCAACCATGTTAGTATCCTGTGCATTAGTTTCATTTAAACCCTTTTGAGCTTTTTTCTGTGCTTCAATTAATGCAGGTAAATCTTTTTGAGCTTTAGTTATTTTTGATTGTATTTCATCTTGTTTTTCAAGATTCTTAACAATTAACTCTTCGTTTTTTTGTAATTGATATTTTGCTTTTTGGTATTCTAAGTAAGACGCTAATTCTTTGTTTAACGATTCTTGGAATTTAGTTTCGTCTTTAATGTTTTTTAAAGTAGTTCCGTATTGTCCGTTAATCTTTTTAATTAAGTCTGCACGTTCTTTACTTCCTTCGTTAGTGTTTTTAAGTCTAGATATTAAAGTTGCAAACTCACCTGATTCCTTAGCAATATTTTCACGTTGTTCTTTTGCTTGTTCTGAGATTACTTTTTGTTGCTCCGCTACTTTTTTAGATGCTCCAAACCAATCATCGTAATTAGAAATTATTAATCCAACAGCAGCAATAATCAATCCAATACCACCTACTAAAAACGCTTTACTTGCAGTAGTCATTGCACTAAATGTATTTTTAACAACTGCACCTAATTGAATAAATGAATCCTTTGCTTCTAATGCTCCTTGAATACCTTGAGAAAATGCCATTGCTGATTGAACTTTCAACAACGTTTTTTGTAGGTCTTCTGATTCAACTCCAATTAAACCTAATGCACCTTCAAACGCTTGGAATCCATCTAATGCTCCACCAATAGAACGTGTAAGAGAAGTGAATTTAGCGTCAGGATTAAAGGCATCGGTTAACGCTTTTGCATCTTGGATTCTATCTTTTAAATCTGCTGCTTTCTTAGCTGCTTCTGCTGCTGCTTGGGATGTTGCACCGAACTTATCGGATAAAGTTTGAACGTCTGCTTGAGCTTGTTTTAACTGACTTTTAAGACTTCCTAAGTTTGTCTGTAAATCTAATTCTATTACTTTCTTTTCAGCCATCAGTTAGTTTTTTTAAGTGCGTGTTTTCTTCTTTCTTGACGTGTCATTTTTCTAAAGGATGTCGTGTAAGCATACTTTCCTTTTGCGATGTCTATGTTCTCTGATATTCCGTAGAAGTTATCTATAGTAAGCATTGCGATTATGTTCTTTATCATCTTTGTATTATGTTTATTGTTCGTGTTTCTGTAACTCCTGAGTTCAATATATATCTAACGTTCAAATCGTACACCGTGCCTGATGCTCCTGCAGGAATTGTAACTGTGACAAATTGAGGTGCAAATATCTCACTAGGTGTGATTGTAACATCTGTATCTGTGCAAGTTATTAAAGCTGAGTAAGTATCGTTTACAAAGTCAATTGCTAATTCAATATCTCCTCCATCTACTCCTACGTTTGGTATCTGTGTAGCATTTACCATCGGTCTGAAGTCTAGGATCAATTGGAAGTTTACTTCGCCTGTAGTCAGATTAGACTGCATCGAGTTAATGATGTAGCGTTTATCTCTGATCACCAATCTATCGTTTAAACGTAGTCCTGTCAAAAGCCCGATAGGTAGAATCGTTTTAACGCTGATCAATCTCTGCTTTAAATTGTAAAGATTGTACAGGTAAGAAAAATAATACGTACCGAATAAAGTTTGTTGCACTGGAACATTAAGAATCGTGGAAATATCAGGAGCAAAGTTTAAAGTGTAGTCAGTTAAGTTCGTGTAAAGATCTTGCCCGAATGGCGTGTAGTTTGTTATGTTAGTTGTCGTGCTTCCGTTGTTAAAGTGAAAGTCTACGTCTTTATTGTCGTATTGATAAAGTAGAATAGGTTTAGGAACATATGGAGCAAACTCGTTGTTAAGTGAGTAACCTACTTGCAAATTAGTTCCTGTGAATTTTGTCTGTAACAAGTTCTCGAAAGGTACATCTAAGGTAAACTCATCTCCATCGTAAGAATACTGATAAGAAGTATCTCCATACTCACGCATAAATAACTGACTAAATTGCTTGTTTAAGAATGATTCCGAGTTTTGATATTTCATCGTTATCTTCTTGTAGAGCTTCATCTTGTCTACGTCAATAGTATCTACGTCTGTGAATTGTGATATGTCTACAATCGCACCTGCTGAATACCAATCGTCTAATGGTTCGAGTTGGTACGTGTTTTCAGAAGTAGCGTAACACGTTAAATTGAAAATCTTACAAATCCCACTAAAGAAGTCGCTTACTTTCATCGTAGGCGACATAGATGCCAAGTCCGTGTTTAAGACAATCACTTGTGATGCATTCGTACACGTCGCAGATTCTGAAACTATCGCAAGTCCTGAAAGATATTGCACTGAATATTTGATTGTTGTGCCAAGTGTCATCGCAGTAGCACCACGCAATTTGAACTGATATGTGATATCAATACCTGAAGTCTGATTGAAGAAGTCAGCAGTATAAGTTCCTGTTCCGTTTCCTACGAGCGTAGTAAATAAGTTTCCATTTTGGTAAACATCAATGTAGTAATCATTTCCTGTTGATGCAGACGTTACATTGAACTCAATTAAGTGACTTAGAACTCCCGACAATTCAATTACGTTTAACGTGTCTAAAGTTGTGTCAAATCTCGTCGTTAAATCATAAAGTCCTGTTGGCGTAGTAACTGACTGCATATTAACTAAATATGATTCAGATAATACTTGCATTTCGTTCTTGTTTTTGTACCACAAAAATAGCTTTGTAAATCTCTCATCATTTAGAAAGTTTCCATTAAACGTAACTCCGTATTTCGATGCGATTTGCTGAAATATGTTTTTAACTCTTACTGCAGGAAATAGCTCATTGTAGTGAATGTGTCCTGCGTTTTTTTGTATGTCATTAGCAGAAGCAGTTGGTATTGTCAACCAACTTGGAGTAATTGTCGTAGGTGTTTGACCTGTCCACGTCCAAATTCTTTTAGAACTGATTAAAGGATATTTTACATTGTAAGCATTTGTTCCGTCAATGATTCTTGCTCTTACTTCTGTTCCGTTGTAAAGATGATTTACAGGTGTGTAATCTAAATCTGATAACAAGTCCTCTCCAAAGTAATCTAGTAAAGTTTTACCATCACCAAAGAAACTAAGTGTATAGCTTTCTGCTGCTCCGTTTTTTAGTTGTGCCTTTTCAATTTGCATTTTACCTCTGCGAAAGAAAGTTAAGTCTATCTCAATAAAAGCGTTTCTACGAATGTTGTGGTCAATTGTCGCATCCACATCACTCTGATAAAAGTGTTGTAAGATAGCATTGTTGTATGGCGAAGCAGGAACGGTAAAACTCTGGGAAAAGTCCGTGTAAGTCTTTGATATGTCTGCTACATTTTGTTGCGTGGATGTTACCTGAATCTGCTCATCGTTGAACAGTTCGAGTCTTTGCCCTTCGATGTATACTTGTACCTTTCTATTCATTACACTACTGAGTTAATTGTGTCGTAAGCGTATTCAAAGTCTAGTTGGTAGTTAATCATATGTGTGTTGATGCTTTTGAAAAGCTCTGTTGATTTCGTGTTTA